TCAACAACAAGGACAACGCCAACAACATCCTCGGTGTTAATGGCTACTTCTACGCCTTGTTCATGCAAGGTTCGCAGCCGAAGCGTGTTGAGTGGGGTTATGCCCTCATGCACCTCCGTTGCAGCCCAGCAACCCTTTATCAGTCCTGCTCCTAATAGCAGGTAACTGTTAAACAATAACAAGTGTAGCGGAGGTTCGATCCCTCCGCTGCACTCAACCTAAGAAAAGTAATGAAAGAAAAATCTGGGATCGCTCTCATTATAGGTGTCGGTGGTGGTTGTGGATGCAAACGAAAAGGTTGTCCCGTATGCGAAGGAGAAAAAATGGAAACAAATTTTACTGCGCCGGAAGGCTTTGATTTTGAAGGAATGGAAGAAGGCGAGGAGAAAGAAGTTCTCGCTAAAGTTAAGTATTTGGGTGGTGGCAATTTTAGTGTCGTCTCTGTTGACGGCTACGATCTCGGCGAAGAGCCTGAGATGGAAGAAGAGGAAGAAGGCGAGGAGATGGAAGGTGAAGAGATGGAAGGCGAAGAGGGAGAAGAAGAATCCTACGCTAAACAACTCAGCGCCCGTGCAGGGCTAATGTAATATGCCTATTGCCCCTCTCACCAACGACTCGAAATCCAACCTGCTTGCAAAGATCGCCGCTAATACTGGCGAGACTAAACCCGTAGTAGGTGATGGAGAGCATAACCTTCTTTGGAAGATTGCTGCTAACACCTACGCTACCGCTACAACTGGCGGTGGAGGCGGTGGAGGAACTGGTGCAACTGGAGCTACGGGACCATCGGGTTCTGCTGGTGCGGCTGGGGCTACAGGGCAAGTAGGAGCGACTGGTGCGGATGGAGCTACGGGAGCCACGGGAATCCAAGGTATTCAGGGTGCGACTGGTTCGACAGGATTGACTGGCGCAACTGGTGCAACTGGAACCGCTGGAAGTAATGGTGCTACCGGATCGACTGGCGCAATCGGAGCCACTGGATTAACTGGAACAACAGGAGCTACTGGCGTTGCTGGGAATGATGGAGCCACTGGGCTTACGGGAGCTACAGGTTCTACTGGTCTTACTGGTGACGCTGGATCAACGGGTATCACGGGAGCTACAGGAGTTCAGGGTGATGTTGGTGCTACGGGATTAACTGGCTCGACTGGCGAAGTTGGAGCTACAGGATTAACCGGAGATGTTGGTGCTACTGGAGAATTTGGAGCAACAGGTTTAACCGGAGCCACTGGTGAAGTTGGTGCTACAGGGATAGATGGAAGCACTGGAGCTACGGGTCCAACACCTTGGACATTGCCAGCTACAGTTTATGACAATGGAGCTTCTTATAATTTCGGGGCGGCAGTAACATATCAAGGCGGTTATTATTACAGAACAGGAAACCCCCTTAACCCCGGTTATCCTCCAACCCCCGGATCAATCAATGCGTCTTGGACTCCAGTTGCAGACGGTGGGGCTACCGGAGAACAGGGTGCTACTGGTATTACGGGTGCAACCGGACCACAAGGAGTTCAAGGTATTCAGGGACCGCAAGGCGACCCCGGCACTACGGGAGCCACTGGTTCTACGGGCGTTACAGGTGATGTTGGAGCAACAGGTTTAACCGGAGCCACTGGTGAAGTTGGCGCAACAGGACTTACAGGTGCTACTGGGGAACAAGGTTCTACCGGACCAGAAGGTGCTACCGGACTCACAGGAGAGACGGGAGCAACAGGACTCACTGGTTCTACAGGATTGCAAGGTTCAACCGGATCGACAGGTATTACTGGAGACATCGGTGCTACCGGACCGCAGGGAGTTCAAGGTATTCAAGGTGAATTCGGAGCTACTGGTTTAACTGGTGCTACTGGACTTACTGGTTCCACAGGACCAGAAGGTGCTACTGGTTTGACGGGTTCAACCGGAGAAGTTGGTCCTACAGGCGCGACTGGTGTTGCAGGCGCAAGCGGCGCAACTGGACCAGAAGGCGCGACTGGTTTGACAGGAGCTACGGGTGTTCAAGGCGCAACTGGCGCTGCCGGACAATCTTCTACTTTCTATAACTATCAAGCAGACGCTAATTCCGTATCAGGTGTTCCTACTAACGGACATCTGTATTGGAATAACGCAACCCAAGCATCTGCTACAGGGATTGTTTTGTCTCACCTCGATGCTCTAGGCAACGACATTGATGTATTTTTCTCTCTGTTTAAGGATGGTGATTCGTTCATCATTCAAGACCGATCAGATTCTAACAATTATCAGAAGTGGGAGATTAACGGAACTCCGACAGTCGTTGCTAACAGCTATGTCAGCCTGCCTGTTACTCTCGTTACTTCTACATATACTTTCCCAAATAACCACCAAGTTATCTTTGCTATCGTAACCTCTGGATTGACAGGAGCTACCGGACCTCAAGGTTCCACTGGTGCGACTGGCGTTGCTGGCCCTACAGGCGCTACAGGAGAGACTGGCTCGACTGGTCTGCAAGGCGCTACTGGAGAGATTGGTTCTACTGGATTGACTGGTTCCACAGGATCAACTGGACCAGAAGGAGCTACAGGCTCTACTGGACCACAAGGACCAGAAGGAGCGACCGGACCTCAAGGCGTTCAGGGCATCCAAGGCTTAACTGGATCGACAGGTTCTACCGGACCTATCGGTGACACTGGTTCCACCGGACCAGTTGGAGCGACAGGCGAGGTTGGCCCTACAGGTGCAACTGGCGTTGGTGCTACTGGCCTGACTGGTGCAACTGGCGAAGTTGGCGCTACAGGCTTAACTGGGGCTACAGGCCAACAAGGTGCGACTGGTATCGGCGCAACTGGAGCTACAGGAAATGTTGGCGAACAGGGTTCTACTGGAGCTACTGGCGAGCAAGGCGTTCAAGGTATTCAAGGCATTCAAGGCAGCACAGGAGCTACAGGTATTGGAGCTACTGGAGCTACTGGATTAGGCGCGACTGGAGCAACTGGAATTGGAGCGACAGGAGCTACTGGAGTTACGCCAACTAACATTGTTCTGTCCGATATTACAGGTCTAACAGAAGCAACGCAATTGACCAATTTAGTGCAAATTACGCAAGCTGGTTACAACGCAATTGTAACTCCAGATGTTAACACACTATATGTAATTGTGGGATGATTTTAACAGACTCCACCGCAGCAGAAGTTGGGACAAGCAATGTAAATACAATTGCATCTGCTACGGCATCCTTCCGTCAGTTCATGTGCTACTTAAGCACAACTGTTTCTCAAGCAATTACTGGAACAAAAGGTCTGATTAAAAACGGAATTGGTGAACTTACGCTTTCTGGCGTCTGCAACTATACTGGGCCTACGCAAATAAACCAAGGGACTCTTACAGTTACCAGCGCATCAACGCTTAATGGGGTCATAAGCGGAGCGGGATCGCTGCAAAAAAGGGGAGTCAACATTTTAACGATAGGCGGTAACAACACCTATTCTGGAGGCACATTCTATAACTCTGGCGGGACCTCAACATATATAGTATTCAACTCTAGCAATGCTTTCGGATCGGGGTTATTTACGGTGACGGGAGGCGTAGGACGAATTGATACTGGTGGAAATGTAACCCTGCCAAACAATTTTCAACTAACTTCATCACTTCAATTTCGCACCACTGGTGCAAACACCATAACGGTGACAGGCAATATTGCTGGAGCGAAAGACATAAATAAAACAGGAAACGGTCTTCTCGATTTCCAGGGGAACCTTACTTATACGGGAGTTACACTCATAACTGGTGGAACGATCCGGGCCTATAAGACAGTTGGAGCATCACGAGCTGCTGCTGATTTTACGACTGCAACCACTCTCACGGTTACATTCGATGTACCTCCCGATGCTGGAACTCAGGCTTTTCGTTTCTTTCAGGGTGCAACAAGCAGAAGCTATACGACCATCAATTTAGTAAATGCGCCGGGGCGGACAGGTGCATATAACTCGACAAACTCAACACTCACAGTAACATGATAATCTCGCCCAACGAAAACGGCTGGTCATTCGACGAGTCTCATGCATGTAAGCTCGTCCATGATGGAACTAATATAATAATCTTTGAGGAAACAGATAAGTCCATATCGACTCAAAATGTTTTATATGTCGGAACAAAAGAAGAGTGTGAAGATCAAATTAAAAATTTAGACCTTAAATACCCAGAACAACCGCAAGAAGAAGATATAGTATAAAATGCCAACACTTCCACAATTCGGAGATTCAGAAAACAATCTTATTGCAAAGATTGCGATTAACACTGGGCCTAATCTCCCAAGGAACGGAGACGGCAGATGGAATCTTTTATACAAGGTCTGCCAGAATACCTACGAGGCAGCGACGAAGAATAACATTATTGATGGAGAAGTTAATTCATACGAGGAATTACCTATATCGAATGACTTCCCACAATTAAAATCCGTTTATTTGGTTGTAAATCCAAGCGGAGTTTATCTAATTAACAGACATCCGGCGGGTCTTTATACTAGGCTTTACAGTAACGGAAATTTAAATGACTGGATTTATGTAGGTGATTTAAACACTGGAGCCACCGGATCGACTGGTCCTACTGGAGAAACGGGAGCTACTGGACTTACAGGTGCTACAGGATTGACGGGTGCTACAGGACTTACGGGTGCTACAGGATTTGTTGAGTCTATATCAACAAGTCAAATTACAGATTTTGCTTCTGCGGTCAATGAAGTCATTGACGAGTTAGATGCTGGAGCATATTAAACAAACAACAACAATAAAATAGAAAGATAACAAATGGCAAATCCCATTATCAAAATCAAACGGGGTTCAACAACCCCAGCAACCCTCTCCGCAGGCGAGTTGGCTGTTGACCTCACAAACCTTAACCTCTTCGTTGGTAAAGCTGACGGATCAGTTCTGACTGTTGGCGGTAGCGGCACATTCGCTACTAAAGCCTATACCGACAATGCTGTTGCTACCCTCGGTTCTTCCGGTGGTGCGGCTCTTACGCAAGAAATTGCTGATCGCCAAGCTGCTGACACAACTCTTCAAAACAACATTGATACCGAGAAATCCCGTATCAATGCGATCCTTTCGGCATCTACTGCTGATAAAGATAGCTTTGCTGAGATTGTTGAACTTATCAATTCTGTTGATACTGAAAACGATTCAGCGTTTGCTGGATATGTTCTTAGCAATGACGCTGCCCTTGCAACCGAAGTCACCAACCGCACCAATGCTGATACCGCTCTCGGTGGCCGTATTGATGATGTTGAGTCTGATGCGACTGCCCTTGCAGCCCGTGTAACCACTGCTGAAGCTGACATTGTTGCCAACGCTGGGTCCATCTCTAGCGAAGCGACTACTCGCGCCAATGCTGATTCGGCTCTTTCTTCGCGTGTAACTGTTCTTGAGAACTTGGATATTGGCGGTCGCTTGACTGACCTTGAATCTGATGTCGCGGATCACGAGACCCGCATCTCTGCCCTCGAAACTCAGATTGACGGCGGAACCTACTAAGGTTAAATACAATAAGTCCTCCGTGGGGTAAAACCCACGGGGGCAAACCTCTTCTATAAGATGGCAAATCCAAGGATCATTCCTAAAAAAAGCGCAATTTCTAAAGTTCCAAGCTCAGGTGACTTGGTAAGCGGTGAAGTTGCAGTAAATTACGCCGACCAGCAATGGTATGGCAAGCATCCAAGCACGGGTGCAATTGTTGAAATCGGTGCGCCTTATCTGCATTCGCACGATCAACTTCTTTCTCTTGATAAAAATAACGAACTTGAACTGACCAATGTTGGCAGTCTTGTTCTTTCTGTTGGCGCAAACGCTACAACGCTAACACCGACCAGCACTGCAAGTCGCACACTTACTCTTCCTGATAAGAGTGGAACGCTGGCAACATTGGATGATATTAGTGGAGGCTCAAGCGGTTACTTGGTTCAGTCTGCATTTACTTCACCATATAATTACATTGGTCGCGCTCCTATTGGCACATCTACAAGTTCCGTTGGCTGGGACATTGCTCGTATAGAAATCGGAAGCGATGGATCAACGACAACTTTAAATTCAACTGGCGCATGGACAAATCGCGCATCTCTTTCCTACACTTAACCTAAACCAAAGACATTGATATGATCTCATCTAACCCACTACAACTCGACGGCAAAACATTTGGCCGCTACTCCCTCAACCTCGCCATCACCGGCAAATACAACGGCGACGGATCGACCGACGCCAATGTCGCCATGCGCCTTGTTCCGACCCGCATCGAGAACGGCGAAGTCCTCACCGCCGACGAGGCCGCTATCGGCATCGTCCTCGGATCGTTGGCTGGTGCAGACGCTGATACCCAGCAAGCCGTGGGCGCAATTCAAGCCGCACTTCAAGCTTACATCCAAGCGAAAGGACTCTAAGCCATGCCTACCTACTACGCTCGCAAAGCGGGAAATATAAACGCCGCCGATGTCTGGGCCACCACACCTAGCGGCACAGCCGCCGCCGTCACATTCGCATCCGGCGATGTGCTGGTCTCAAACTCTTTTGCCATCGCAATCAATGTCGATACCAACCTCGGCGGAGCAGGACAGGTTCGCAACGACCCCCTTGGGGGAGCTACGGCAGGCGGCACTTTTACACTCGCCGCAGGCGTCACGCTCACGGCGAATGTTTTGCAAAACAACACCACAGGCGGAAATACGGTTATTCAATTTTCAGCCAACGCCCCATCGGTTTCCTACATTGTAGGAAATGTTACCACGCCAACAAACACATCAGGCAATGTTAGAACTATACTTATAAGTGGAACAGGAACTTTAAATTTTACAGGAAATGCGACAGGAGACCATCGTTTTTTCACAGGCGGAGGATCTATTTCACTACAAGGTGGCGGCACGCTGAATTTTACAGGAAATGCCTATGGAGGGACAGGGGTCAATGGGCAAGCAATCGAGGTTACTAACGCAGCAGCGACAGTTAACTTGACAGGCAACGCCTACGGCGGCGGAGGCCCAGCCATTTACAACGCTGGCTCCGGAACCGTGAACATCACGGGCAGCGCATTTGGATCAATCACCACAGGTGCTGGCTCCGGAGTATTCAATGCTTCTACAGGCACAATCAGAGTCACCCGCGCAGTCGGCAACGCCTACGGTCCCGGCAATACATCGGGCCTTGCCGCTTCAGTCGGAGCTTCAAATTCCGGCCTCGGACTCATCGAAATCGAGCAACTGGAATTCGGCGCATACGGTCAATCCCCCGTGAGCGGCACAGGCATCCGCCTCAAAAAAGCCAACACCAATGTTGCTGTCTTTAACTACTGCGACACCGCAGGCGCAAAGACATTGGTCGATGCCACGCAAGGCCAAATGCCCGCCGCCACCGATGTCCGCAGCGGAGTCAGCTACGCGAGCGGTGCGCTTACTGGCTCTTGCGCCGTCCCTGCCGCATCTTCTGTGGCGTTCGGAGTCCCTGTTGATGCCACCACCGGCGCCGCCTTTTTGAGCCAAAGCGATGTCCTCGCCGCCGTCTGGGGAGCCGCCACCACCAGCCTCACCACCGCAGGCAGCATCGGTGAACGCCTCAAAAATGCTGCTACTGTTTCCACTACTAGCGAGCAACTTGCCAATGCACTAACCGCGCCATGAGTAATTCGATTCTCCTTATCAACTGGAATGCTCAATCACTTTTAATAAATAATGATTGAGTATTGTTAAACAATTAAATTATATCTTTGTCTAAATGAATATTGATCCTCAAGTTTCTCCGCACCATACTGGAATTATGGGTTCCGCAACAAGCCTTCTAGCAGTTATCGTATCAGTCCTGCCTCATGTAGAGCAGTGGCTACGCATTACATCTCTTGCATTCGGAACAATTGCAGCGATAGTTTCGATTATTGTTATGATTGAAAAACGCAACAACAAAGACAAATGAAAACGCTACTTATCAAAGCTATCTCCGCTATTACTGGAGCATCTAAATCAGTTATCGAGTTTATCATTCCGATCCTCCGCGACTCGGCTGCATCCCTGCTAAAAGAATTGCTTCCTATCGCGCTGGAGGTTGTGTCGGGTCTGCTTACTTCAGATAAGAGCGGCGACGAGAAGCGTAAGATTGCTGTTGATAAAATCAAAGATGCGGCAACCCGCGAGGGAATCAATGCTTCCAACCGCGCAGTCAACCTTGCTATCGAGCTTGCTCTTGCAAAGCTGACTGACAAATGAACGACGAGAAGGCATGGTGGCAGAGCCGGACGATCATAGGCATCGTCGTTATGCTACTGGCTCAAGTCTTGAAATGGCTAAAGGTTGATATAGTCAACGAGGAGTTGACCGACATCGTTACCCTAGCAATGGAATCACTCGGTGTAGGATTGGCTATTTACGGGCGCGTAAAGGCCCGTAAAACGATTCGCAGGACTAAACCGGGCGGTCAGTTCAATCCGAACGCAGAAGTGCGTAGAGCCAAGCCTGTGCGAAGCAAGCTGCTCGGTCTGTTTATTCTTCTTCTTTCCTTCAACTGCTACGCTCAAGCCTATCCTTCTCATGTGTGGTATGAGAACCCTATTAGGTTCAATGCAATCGTTGACGACAGACACTTTCTGATTCGCTTGTTGGATAGCTTGTGGATCAGCGTTAGCGTTCTTCCTATTAAGGGTGAGATCAAGGGTTCGGCTGATTTCTGATATGGCTACCGAAGCAGAACGGCTGGAGATGGGAGACTTCATCCTGAAGTCAGAGGCTCGCAGGGACAAACTGGGCAGGCTTAAAGTTTATCCACTACCTAAAGCAGATGGTGGCGGCACATTTGAAATCGCTGGTATCAACGATAGGTATCATCCCAAGGCTGCTACGCATCTCAAGAATCTTATCGAGAACAACCGTCACGCTCACGCAGAGAACTACGCTAAGAAGTATCTTGTGGAATACACGGATGTCGTTAAGGCGTGGACTGAACTCGCTCCGCTAGAAGCGTTCCTCCGCGACGCTGCATTTAACCGAGGACCGAAAGGCGCCTTGCGTATCTTGCAGATTGCTCTAGGCATTGCAGATGACGGCAAGTTTGGACCTGTAACAAAGGCAACTTTAGCTAAAGCAGCAAAGAATGTGACGGCATTTCTCGACAACCTGCGTGAGGCGAGGGAAACATACGAGATCCGCGTTGCTCCTCCAGTAGGAGCTAGAGCTAAGTTCTGGACTGGCTTGCAGAACAGGTGGAATAACGCATTGCAATTCAGTAAGAAATTTATTGTTTAACCATATTATGGAACAAGAAAAAAACAATTCTCTGACAGACCAATATAAAAAGAAAAAGCTAACTCCTGAGGAGGAAGCTGAAATCAAAGATGAGAGATTGGCTCGACAAAAGAAAAAGACAGAAGAAGGAACTATTATGGGTGAGATTAAAAAGGGTCTGAAAGAATGGTATGATTTTAATTTAGGAAGCGGCCCTGAGCGTCGAGGTTCTATTGCCAAATGACACCCAAAGAATACAAACTATTAACACTAGCGATGCTTGCGATGGCGGTATCGTTAACTGCCCTTTATGCGTTTGCAAGACTAGCCCTTTATGAGTGATAACGAAGCGTTGATTCAAGAGAACAAGAAACTAAAAGAGATACTGAGGCAGTGTCTAAAGGCTAGGCAGATTAACCATGTGAGGCAGATCATCAAGGAGGCATTAAGCAATGAGCGAGGAAGAGATTGAAGGACTTGTAGAGGCTGGCAATATCGACCTATTCAATAGGCCCGTTGTCAAGAATCCTGATGGCAGTATCAGCACGGTTAGATCAATGAGCTTTGATACAGACAGAGGAGTGGTGTTAGTTCCAACAATCGCTGATGATGGAACAGAAATGCAACCAAAGGATGCCATCGCTTATGCTGTGAAGAACAAGAAGCATCTCGGAATATTCAAGGATAGAATGGCTGCTGACAAATACGCCGAGTCACTTCACAATCAACAAGCGGAATTTTACAAGGAAAAACCAAAGGCAAATACTCTCCCATACGAAGAGCGTGTTCCGTATGAAGGTGAAGACAAGTTCTTCAAGTCAAGACCAGAGGTTGCAGGGATGGCTGCTGAAGATGACAAGATTGTAATGAATCCGTATAGCAATCTTAACAAGCAACAGCAAGATGCTGTAAGGAGAAATGAAGCATACAGGATATACATGCGGCAGAATGAAATCGCTCCAGACTTTGATGTGAGTGAGGACCAAGCTAAGTTTTTTGAGAATACTGAATACGCTGGAAATCCTGAAGCAATGAGGCAGACAATAGCTGCTCGTATTTTGACCGGAGACAGAAGCGTTACTCCAACTGATAAGCAAATACAATGGGCGAAAGCCTTACAAAAGAAAGCAGGGTTCTAATATGTCACTACCTGAAAGAGTAAAAGCACAGATGAAGAAGCTCGGAATTTCGGCTGTTAATACTCCGAAGAAAACGCCCTCTCATAAAACGAAGAGCCACGCTGTTATGGCGTCTGAAAATGGAAAGTATGAATTGATTCGATTCGGGCAACAAGGTGTGTCTGGATCGCCAAAGCGTGAGGGTGAATCTGAAGCCGACAGGAAGAGGCGAGCGGCATTTAAGGCAAGGCATCAACGCAATATTTCTAAAGGGAAAATGTCTGCCGCGCATTGGGCGTCTGTGACCAAGTGGTAGCAATTTAGCTACTTACACAAGCATATAAAAATATCTTTTGACTCCTTAAAAGAATCTGCAATCTTATTACTGTGCGACACAAACGGATAACAGTCCGAGTCAGCGACGAACCTTGGAAGGTAATCTTCAAAAAGCCTACTGAGGATGA